GGCATGTAGAATGGTAATCCAAAGGTTTTCAAAAATGGAATATGATTTCGGAAGAACATTTTTCGTATCCTTCCCCATAGAGCCGTTGGAGAGCGTTCTCTCAATTCGCTTAATATTGCTTTATAAGCGAAGGGGGATTCTTGCTTGCGCCCGTCCTTACCAACCCCCTTTAAAAGTCCAAAGTTTACATACAACTGTAGGATCCAAATTCGTTCTGGATTTAGGAAATACGTTTGCGAGTTCATTACAAGAAGATCTCGAGCAAAATATGTTTTCCCTACAGATGATGAAAAACCGACGTACCGTATCACAAGTTTCCAGATCTCAAAAAGCTGATCTGAACCCGAGAAGACACAGTCGTCCCCATTGACTAATAAAGGTAATTTATAAAGAGGGGTGCGAGCGAAGGACTTATTATCTATACTTAAAGCCCATCTACAAACTGCACAATTGATTATACATAAAATTGGAAAGCTTATTATACTTCCCATCAATTGGCCCTGGCGCTGCTCTGCTGGTATACCCGTTACAGGATCTATTATCCTATGACCAGTCAGGCCCCTAATGGTGAGCACCCGGAATTCTTTGAGAGTTTTTAACATTGAAGGTTCCTTACAGTTCGACTCTAAATAATCGAACAGCCTATTGGCTACAAAATCGGAAACTTCTGAGAAAATATTATCGGTGGAGGCCTTATAATCGCCTGAAAGAATAAACTTTTCATTACCACCAAACTTTTCATTAACAATATCCTCAGTTAAGGTTTCCCCAATCAATCTAAAGATTGGGTTGCTTTTCAGCTTTCTCCAAAGAAATTTTTGTAGAGATTTTAAGACATAATATGTGACTGGAGGACCTTTTGTGATCACCCGTACTTTCAGGGGTTCAGCCAGTCCAACAGTATCTGTCAAAGGTTCTTCTATGAGAGCTTTTTCTATTAGCTCATCAAAAATAAATTGATACGCCCTTTGAATAGACACATCGTCCAACACGAAACAGAATCCGTCTTTACCATCGTCGAAGCGACAACTTTCCATCCTAGACATTTTGGAAAATTCATCCTTCTTTAGGAACAGTAATTCTAGGAAACCATTTCGAAAGAAATATGGAGAGATAACCTCAGGGTCAAACACATCTTTGAAGACCCGATCCTTTATTTCCTCGATTTCTGCACATATAACACCGAGGCCTCCGCCTTTCCCACGGGAAAGATTGTAATTCGCAGAAGTTGAAGGAAACACGTAGTTATAAAGATTCTTCGAAGCAAATTGACGTGACCCAAACAATTCATAAACAGTACGATCTAGCTGTCTATAAAGTTCGGGCATACTTAACTCAAAATGTTCGGTATGCTTTATACTTTCTCTTTTAAGATCCCAAATGGAATCAACGTGTAATACTTCTTCAAACTCCCACGTTTTTGTATAAATATGTTTCGAGACTGGTACAAAAAGTCCGTCTTCATATTCTGTGGGTGGCGAGGAGGTAAGTTGATTGAAAACCTCAACACGTT